CCAACCCCGCCACCACTGGGAAGCCCAAGCATTACGCCATCTTTGGTCCGGTATCGACCAATCAGGATGAGTTGACTTTTATTGTCGGCCCAACGCCTGACATTATGTACAACGCCGAGTTGCACTACTACGCATACCCAGAATCAATTGTGGATGCCCCTGATGGCCGCACTTGGTTGGGCGACAACTTTGATTCTGTGTTGCTGTACGGAACCATGTGCGAGGCGCTGACCTACATGAAGGGCGAGCCAGACATGGTTAAGCTGTACCAAGATCGGTACGTTCAAGCAATTGCTCTGTACAAGAACTTGGCAGACGGCAAGCAGCGCGGCGATGCGTATCGTAACGGCCAAGTCCGCACACAGGTTAACTGATGTCATTTCAACAAACTCTCACTACGCAAGCGAAGTTCATTGCGCTTCAGCATTTGGCTACTGGCACGCTCAAAATGGCGCTGTACACAGCCGAAGCGGACCTCAATGCTGACACTCTGGTGTACAGCACAGCCAACGAGGTTGTTGGCACAGGCTACGCAGCGGGTGGAAACATTCTGACCGGCGTGACGGTGCAAAAGTCCGGCACAACAGCCTATTTGGATTTTGCCGACACGACGTGGAATCCAGCCAACTTTACAGCGCGTGGAGCGCTCATCTACAATACAAGCCTTGGCAATCTTGCTGTGGCGGTATTGGATTTTGGTGCTGACAAAACGGCAACCACTTCTTTCACTGTGCAGATGCCCGCAAACACGGCGACTTCGGCGCTCATCCGTATTTCATAAGGAAACCATCATGTCCAACGAAATTGCAAAAGCCTCTGATGCCGTCTGTGGCGGTCTGATCGCAGGCACTAAGCACACCGAAACTGCCAAGGCCACAGGTCGATTCCTGCTGGAGTGTTTTGACAAAGACGGCAACCTCAAGTGGTCCGCTGAAGAGAGCAACCTTGTAGTCAACGTGGGCCTGCAGTACATGGCTGGCACGGCCCTGACAACCACAGCCCAGATCACCACTTGGTACATTGGTCTGTACGGCGCTGGCGCTTCCAACACCCCTGCTGCTGGCGACACAATGGCTTCGCACGCTGGCTGGACTGAGGTGACTCCTTACTCCGGTAACCGCCCAACAGCCACGTTTGCTGCAGCCACCAACGCCAACCCCTCGGTCGTGACCAACAGCGCTTCTCCAGCTTCGTTCTCAATCACCTCCACTCAAACTGTTGGCGGCGCATTCCTGACCAGCAACAACACTGCTGGTGGCTCGACAGGTGTGTTGTTCTCGGCTGCTGATTTTCAGTCTCCCGGCGACCGCAACGTGGTGTCGGGCGACACACTCAATGTCAGCTATAGTTTCTCTCTTGCAGGATAATGTGGTAGAGTATGCCTTCAACCAACTGGAGGCATTATGGATTTACGTATTTATCGCTTGTGGAGAGCAATGCACAACCGCTGCTATAACAGCAATGTAAAGTGCTATGGCGACTACGGAGGCCGAGGAATTTTTGTTGACGAAAAGTGGCATTCCAAAGAAGGCTTTGCTGCTTTTCTAAAAGATATGGGGCAGCGCCCGCAAGGGGCAACTCTTGATCGTATAGACAACAACGGCCCGTACTCTCCTGATAACTGCCGCTGGGCAACGCGAGATGAGCAGGCAAACAACAAGCGCAACAACCACTGGATAACTGCAAGCGGCAAGACCCAGACTATGGCTCAGTGGGCAAAAGAGCTGGGGTGCAATCCAAGCAACATCATCTACCGTCTCCGAACTGGAATGTCGCCAGAGGAGGCTGTTACCAAGCCGATTGCAGACCGTCCAAACTCCAAGCTCACCGAAGATGATGCGCGGTATGTCAAAGAGAACTATCCTGTGCTGACTTCAAGTCAGCTTGCAGTTAAACTTGGCGTAAGCAAGAAAACAGTGCTCAACATCATCCACGGCAAAACTTTTAGGGATGTGCAATGATTAAGATTGACTTTGAATTTGACACACCTCATGGCGTATTTCGGGACGCCTTGCACCTGCCTGACGACCACGGCATGACTGACGAGCAGATTGATGCTATGAAACAGCAGCGCGTGGACAACTGGATCGCCATCGTAACTGCTCCTCCGGTAGAAGAAACTCCTCCAACTGAGGAGTAAACATGGATCGCTTCTGGGTTGGCGGAACTGGCACTTGGAATACAAGCAGCACTACAAACTGGTCTGCTACCTCTGGCGGGGGTGGCGGTGCGTCTGTCCCTACAGCGGCTGACTCAGTATTTTTTGACCAAGCAGGGACGTACACTGTCACCATGACGGGCGGATTGACCTGTCTTGACTTTACGGTGTCAGCGGGTACAGTTACATTTAGTGGCACGGGCACACCAACTATTAGCGGATCAATGTCGCTTATTACGGGTACTCTTTGGCCTGCAACTGGATTTATTACATTTAACGCTACAACTACCGGAAAAACCGTTACAACAAATGGCGTATCATTTGCAGGATATATTATTTTTAATGGTATTGGTGGGTATTGGACTCTTGGTAGTTCTTTAACATCAACAAGTTCAACCGCTTTTCAAATAGGCGGCGGTACATTTGATACTGGAGGATATGCTTTAACTGTTTTTAACATAAACCTATCTTTTGCTGCAAACACAAGAGCAATTAAATTAAATAATTCGACAGTTACACTTACTGGCTCTGGTTCTGCTGTATTTTTATCCGCAGGCTCCAACACACTAACATTTGATGCTGGAACATCTCAAATAAACATAACCGCAGCTGGCAACATTGCAAACAACAGCACCTCTCCTGCAATAACATTAAATTTTTATAATGTTGCATTTACATCTACGGCAGCAGGTACTCGGTCTATCAGCGGCACAAACACATTCAACAACCTGTCCGTTACCGGGCCTGCATCCGCTGGCCTAGTTACAGTCACCTTTGACTCCCGTCAAACCATCAACGGCACACTGTCCACCACAGGCACAGCAGGTAACAGGCGCGTATTCTTTGCATCAGCCACTTACGGCATCTCGACTGACCTCGTGGTCAACTCTGCCCCAAGCCTGACAGACGCAGACTTCCGTGGCCTGTACGTCCGCGGCACAGCAGCCCCTATCAGCGGAACACGCATCGGCAATCGCGGTGAGTGCAGGGGCATCACGTTCAGTACGCCTAAGACGGTGTATTGGAACTTGGCGGGCGTTCAGAGTTGGACCGCCAATGCTTGGGCAACCACACCAACAGGCACGCCGTCCACAGATAACTTTCCACTCCCACAAGACACCGCTACGTTTACAAACGCAGGGTCAGTAACCGGAAACATTTCTCTTGGTGCTGTGATTGGTAGCATTGATATGTCTGGTCGCACAAGCGCCATGACGCTTGCTTTGTCGACTGCTACAGTTTACGGAAACTGGGCAAACGGATCGGGAACTACGCTAACAAACGCCGTAACGCTCACCTTCTCTGGCGGCACTACCCAAACCATCACCAGCGCAGGAAGAACCTTTTCATGCGGCATCACCATCGACACCTACGGCGGCACAGTACAGCTTGCTGATGCGTTAAACATTGGGTCGCAGTCTTTGACGGTGACAAACGGTACGTTTGCTACGGCGGGGTATGCGGTAACTGCTGGGGCTTTGTCGTCCAACAACAGCAACGTCAGGACTATTACGCTCGGGTCGAGTACGGTTTCAATTATTCAATTTGGTGTTGCGTTTGGAACTGCAACAAACCTTACTTTTAATGCCGGAACCTCCACCATTGACCTTTCAGGAGTTGGATCAGGGATTGCTGTTGGAGCAGGACTTACTTTCTATAATGTTAATTTTAGTTATACCGCTAGCACTGGAACTTCGCACAGTATTGCTGCAAGTGGAGCATCGTGCATTTTTAATAATATAACGGTAACTACGGCGCCCAGTGCAGGTATAAAAACAATCTCAATCGGTGTAAATCAAACCATCACCGGAACTTTGACTGTCGCAGGCGCTTCCGCAGTCCGGCGCATCTTCTTGCGTTCAGACACCATCGGCACTCCGCGCACCCTGACTGTCAACGCCATCTCTGCCACTGACTGCGACTTTTGTGACATTAACCTTGCCGGGACTGCATCAGGCGCATCGCCTACACGCGCAGGTAACTGCGGCGGCAACACAGGCATCACGTTCCCCGCACCCAAAACCGTTTACTGGAACCTTGCTGGCACGCAAAACTGGAGTGCTACGGCTTGGGCTACAGGGTCTGGTGGTACACCTGCCATCAACAACTTCCCGCTGGCTCAAGACACTGCGGTGTTTGACAATGCGGGTTCTGCTGACACTGTAACCATTAATGCTGTATGGAACATTGGCACGTTTGACGCTTCACTGCGTACCAGTGCAATGACGCTAACAATTAGTTCTTCTTGTGTAACCTATGGCGACTGGAAGTTTGGCACAGGCGTTACATCGGCTGTCACGGCAACACTTGAATTTACTAAAAACGGTACTCAAACAATAACCAGTAATGGCGTCCAATTTGGCTGCTCGTTAACAATAAACAACCCATTTGGAAACGTACAGCTTGCTGATGCTTTGCTGTTGGAATCGACAAAAGGTATAGTTCTTGCAAGAGGCACGTTTGATGCTGTCACTTATAACGTGACAACAGGGCTGTTTAGCAATGGTTCTACAGCAAACACTTTGCGGATGGGGTCTGGCACTTGGACTTTATCTGGTACAGGTGCTGTGTGGAATTGCGCTACTGCACCGACACTTATCGCCAGCACATCTACGATAGTTCTTTCTAACACATCAACAACCACAAGAACTTTTGCTGGCGGCGGTCTTTACTACAACAAGCTGACAATTGGCGGCACAACGGGAATATCAACTTTACTGCTTCAGGGCAGCAACACATTTGGCGAACTTGCATCTACAAAAACAGTAGCGCACACAATTTTATTTGATTCCGGCTCAACCAATACTTTTGGCAAATGGTCCATCACTGGAACCGCTGGTAACGTAGTCACCCTTAACTCAAATGCCGCAACCATAGCCTATAATTTTTCTATCGCAGGACCCGCTAACAGCGGCATTGATTACCTGTCTGTTCGAGATTGCCTTGTTTCCGCCACAAGCCCCGGCGAGTTTTACGTTGGCGCAAACAGCACGAACGTATCCAACAACACTCGCGTTGTTTTTACAGCTACCCCTGCACCTCGCACACTGTATTGGGTAGGCGGCACAGGCAATTGGTCATCCACAACCAAGTGGGACACAACATCTGGTGGTGGTGGTGGAGCAGCTATCCCCACATCTTTGGATGCGGTCAACTTTAATTCGCTTTCCAACGCCACAGCCTACACAGCCACAATTGACGCTGGTGTAACGCTTGCCCGATGCGCCTCGTTCACAATGGCTGGCCCGTTAACTGGCAACGTGACCTTTGCTGGCACTGTGGGTATTGCCTTCCACGGCAACGTGAGTTTTGCTGCTACGGGTATTACTCGGACGTACAACGGCTCAATGCAGTGGGCTGGCAACAGCAGTTACACGTTTAATACTGGTGGAAATTTGTTTTCTGGGTCTGCGGTTAACGTTATTGGTATTGGAGCAACGTGGACACTTGCTAATTCTATATTTTTAGCTGGGAATATCTTAACAATTACTTATGGAACATTTGACACCTCCACCAGTAATTACCAAATAACCACAGGAAGATTAGATTCTGCAAATCGTAATATAAGGTCTATTTTATTAAACGGCTCAACAATTATTTCTGCTGCGCTAGGCGGCACAACAATTCAGCTTGCTATTACTACAAATTTAACATTTAATGCGGGGACATCAACTTTTTCTTTGCAAAACGGCCTCGCAGCTATTAGTTCTGGCGGTTTGACTTTTAACAACGTCAGCTTTACTAGCACATCAGCATCAGGCATCACCATTACGGGTGCAAACACATTTAACACACTGTCGTTTGCTGGCCGCACATCTGTCGGCATTACACCTGTCACATTCAGTGCTGACCAAACCATCAGCACACTGACGCTGAACGCTGGAACAGCATCTGCCTACCGCACGTTCTTGGCATCTGACACCATCGGCACAACCAGAACATTGACGGTTGGCACTCTGACTGCTGGCGCTGCTGACATTGACTTCCGCGACATTACCATTGCTGGCGCTGCTGCACCGATCTCAGGCACTCGGTTTGGTGACGCCAAAGGTAACAGCGGGATTACGTTCCCTGCGGCTAAGACTGTTTATTGGGCTTTGGCAACCAGCAACAACTGGGGAAGCACTGGATCAGGTTCGTGGTCTGCAACAAACGGCGGCTCGGCAGCGGCGGATCAGTTTCCTCTGGCACAAGACACGGCGTTTATACCGTTTGCCAGACCCAACAACAACCAAACCATCACAGTCAACGCCAACTACAACATTGGCACACTTGACATGAACGAGCGCAACGGCAGTGCGCTGGTGACGCTGGCGACAGGTACAACTTTATCAACAGTTTACGGAAACTGGGTTAACGGCACAGGGACTACGCTGACAGGTGCAAATTTACTAACTTTTGCTGGGCGCGGCACTCAAACAATTACCAGTGCCGGTAGGACATTTACTCAATTTATTAGTGTGCAAAGTCCGGGCGGTAATGTTTTATTGGGGGATGCTTTATTATGCGACGGCTCTGGCACTTCACTTCGCGTTAACGCAGGGACTTTTAATGCTAACGGTTATAACGTAACACTTTCTAGTGGCGGTTTTTCGCTTTCAGTTGTTTCTACGGGCAGCAGAAATGTTAATGTTGGCTCTGGAACATGGGTGCTAGCAGGATCATCTTTTATATGGGACGCAACTGCATTGATTGGAATTACCGTAACAGGCACAGGCACGATCAATTTAACCTCTGCATCCGCCAAAACATTTTCTGGCGGCAGCATCTCTTACTCCGGCATCACCCTCAACCAAGGCGGCGCAGGTACGTTGACCATTTCTGGCAACAATACCTTCAAGACCATCACCAACACCTACAGTGCTACAGGTGCAACAACCATTGCTTTGGGTGCTACAACGCAGACTCTGACGCAACCTTGGACAGCAACAGGCGAAGCAGGACGGGTACTGACCATCAGCGGCACATCCGCAGCATCTCCCGGCATTTTGAGGTTTACCGGAGCAGGTCAAGCAGCCAACGTAGACTATCTGGCAATCAACAACGTCAGGGCATACAATTTGACAGACACTTGGTATGCTGGAGCCAATTCCACCAACGGCGGGACGTTAGGTTGGTACTTCATTGCCGCAGGCGGTACGGTTTACGCCGTCACCATCACCGAAACCGGAACAGGCACAGACAGCATTACGGCCAGCATAACTTTGCTTGGTTCAGTCTCAGAAACCGGAACCGGTACAGATTCCTTCTCTGCTGGTTTGGCGTACACCGGAGACATTACAGAGTCAGGCACTGTTACTGATGAAGTGTCTGCCAGATTCCTCTTCCTTGGGGCTATCAGCGAAAACGCTACAGGCGAAGACCTTACAGCGGCCATCATGACCGCGCTTGGCAACATCTCTGAGACAGCCACCGGTACGGACACGGACAGCGCCAATTTGACGGTAACACCAGCCGTAAGCGAGACCGCAACAGGAACCGACACCGAAAGCGCAAGACTGAGCGCAAACTCAAACATCAGCGAAACAGCCACCGCAACGGACTCAGTGGCGGCTTTGGCAAGGCTCTTGGCTGCTGTTTCAGAGGCTGCAACTGCCACCGACCTCACAGACTCAATCAAGGGCCTGTTTGCTTACATCGTTGAGTCAGCCAGCATCACTGACGCCCTGAACGCACCGGGCAGCACATACAACCCCTCCTTGAGCGAGACCGCTACAACCACCGACAGCATCTCTGCGTTGGCCCGTTTTGCCGTTCAGGTTACAGAGTCGGCCAGCATCACCGATGCAACCGCTGCGTTTAAAGCTTACTTGGCCGCAATACTGGAGGCTGCTTCCGGCTCAGACGCCGTTTCTCCCCGTTACATTGCCAACCCAGCCATCAGCGAGACGGCCACGGGCGCAGACACAGACGCCGCAGCTTTCACTGCACGCTCCTCAGTTTCCGAAACGGCTGCTGGTACGGAGACTGTTTCCTCCCTCAGAACCCTGCGGCCAAGCATTGTTGAGACAGCGACAGCAACCGATACAGATTCAGCCAGATACAGCACCAACCCCGCCATTTCCGAGGCCGCATCCGGTGCAGACATCCCCAGCGCGGCAGCCACATTCCAGTCGCAGGTCACAGAAACTTCCGTAGCCCAAGACATTGTGCGCGGGTTCATGGTGGCGGCTGTACAGGTTTCGGAATCTGCCACCGGGTCGGATCAGATCAGCGCCCTCCGAGCTCTTGCTGCTGCGGTTGTGGAGACCGTGTCTGGCTCGGACGCAGTGTCAGCCAAGGCAGTCTTCCGGGGTATCTTGCAAGAGATCGCCACCCTGACAGACTCCGTTAATGCTCCGGGGTCCACCTACTCAGCACCGGTTATTGAGCTGGCAACGCTTCAAGACGCGGTACGGGCAGCAGCTACATTCCCCACCGCCGTCATAGAAGCGGCCACCGGAACCGAGATCAACAGCGCAGCGTTTACACCGCTTGTCAGGATCGTCGAGACCGCAACCATCACAGACGTTGCGTCAGCCTTGGCTGCTTTCGCTGCACGGACGGCGGAGTCGGCCAACATCACCGACGAAGTGTCGCCTCCCGGCTCGATATACAACCCTGTGGTGCTGGCAGTTGCCCAACTTTTGGATCAGGTCAGCCCTGCTGGAAGCATCTACAACGCTCCGGTTCTGGAGTCGGCCACGATTGCGGACTCCCTGATTGGCGGGTTCCTGTGGAACCTGATCGATGATTCCCAAACGCCCGACTGGGGCGACATCAGCAACATACAGGCGGTATCGTGGGTTGTGGTAGCTGACAACCAGACCCCGAACTGGCAAAATGTCGGCAATACTCAAGGCACCGGGTGGACGCAGGTTAACACTGACGACGATCCAGACTGGCAATTAATATCCGCACCGTAAGGAACACGTATGACAACAGGAAATACAACGCTGCTTGGTCTGGCTCTGCCAGTTGAAGGCGAGCTTGATGGCACATGGGGTGATGTTGTCAACGACTCGATTACCTCGCTGCTGGACTCCGCCATAGCGGGCACGACCACTCTGAGTGCGGATGCAGACGTTACCCTAACTACCACGGCCCTTGCAGCCAACCAAGCTCGTCAAGCGATTATCTTGTGGAACCCGGCTTCGGGCACAGTGACCCGCAACATCACAGCTCCTGCGCAGTCTAAGATTTACACGGTGATTAACGCTTCGGGCGGAACGCAGTCCATTGTTTTCCGTGGCGCAGGTCCAACGACAGGTGTAACCATTGTCAAGGGCGAGTCTGCTGTTGTTGCATGGAATGGCTCTGACTTTATAAAAGTCAGTTCGACTGGCGGCGCAGGTACTTTCACGAACCTGACCGTCACGGGCAACCTGACTGTCAACTCTCTGACCAACACTCGCGTACCCTACGCTTCGACTTCTGGCTTGCTGGTTGACTCCGCCAACATGACCTTCAATGGCACCCGCCTGACGGTTGCTGACCTTGCTGACTCTGGCCTGACCTCGGGTCGCGTGACATACGCAAGCACTGGCGGTGCGTTGGTGGATTCTGCAAACTTGACGTTTGACGGGACGACGCTGACCGCAAACGCTCTGACCACCACTTCCACAGTCACGATCAACGGCGGCACAGCCAACGGCGTGGCCTACCTCAATGGCTCCAAAGTTCTGACCACTGGGTCTGCGCTGACGTTTGATGGGACGACTCTTGGTATCTACAACGGCACTGCTGACGCGCAGCGGTTAAATCTTGGTACATCTGGAACAAACGCAGTTATTCAAGCAACACGGGCGTCTGGAACAGTGCCAAATATGATTTTCCAAATTGACGCTGCCGAACAAATGCGCCTGACCAGCACAGGTCTGGGTATTGGGACGAGTTCGCCGGGGTACAAGCTGGATGTGAGTGTTGGAACAAACACAATTGCACAGCAATGGCAGGGGGCGGGTACAAACTTCACCTTGCGCTTGAAATCTGGCAACGGCGCAACCCCTTCATCCTCAGTGTACCGCCTGTACATGGATTACTTGAACGGCACTGCAACAAACAGCTACATTGATTTCTACCGTGGTAGCGGTGGTGCTGATGGGTACTTGGTTTTTGGTGCTTCTGGCGCTGACAAAATGACTCTCGACTCCTCCGGCAACCTCGGTATTGGGACGAGTTCGCCTTCTGCAAAACTGCAAGTGGCAAATGGCAACATTTTGCTATCAAACGCCTACTACCTTTCCGCACGGAACAACGCCAACACTTTGTCGATCAGCTTGATTGGTCGAAACACCAGCGATCAGATTTTGATTGACCCAGATGGCTACGGCACGCTGATCGGTGCTGGCGGTGCGTTGAATTTGAATAGCGCAGGCAACCTCGGCTTGGGGGTTACTCCGAGTGGCTCTTGGGAACCTACTGTTAAAGCAATTCAAATCTCCAATGCAGGCCAATATATTGCCAGTGGTTCCACTACTTTTAGCGGAGCAAACCAGTTTTGGTTGGGTAACAACGGGTATTTAAACAGTTCAGGACAATGGATTTACTTGCGTTCTGTAGGCGCTTCTCAGTACAGGCAGTTTGACAACGAACACGCTTGGTTCACCGCCCCCTCCGGCACAGCAGGCAACGCTATTAGCTTTACTCAGGCGTTAACCCTCACGGCGGCGGCAAACCTGTTGCTTGGTGGTACATCTGACCCCGGTGGTGCTTCTGTTTTGTATATTGCGAATGGGACTGTCCCCGGAACACCTTCAGGTGGCGGCGTTATCTACGTAGAAGCTGGCGCTTTGAAATACAAAGGAAGTTCTGGCACAGTAACAACATTGGGGGCTGCATGATTACCCAACAAGACGTAGCAGACTGCTTTGAGTACCGTGACGGGTACTTGTATTGGAAAGGCGTAAGTCATCCAAACAAACAGCACATGATGGACAAACCTGCTGGCTCAATCCACAAGACGGGCTATCGGCATATTACATGGCGTGGCAAGGTTCAAAAGGCTCACCGCTTGATCTTTATGCTGCATCACGGCTATCTACCACCAGAGGTTGACCACATCAATGGCGACCGTGCTGATAACCGCATTGAGAATCTACGACCAGCTACACGCAGCGAAAACCAATGCAACCGCAACGCCTTGGCAAGCAACACATCAGGTTACCCCGGTGTGTCTTGGCATAAGGCCAGCAAAGCATGGCTTGTGCGTGTGATGAAAAACGGCAAGTCACATCTGATTGGCTACTTCAAAGACTTGGAGTTAGCTGGACTTGTCGCAACCGAAGCACGCTCTTTGTATCACGGCGCTTACGCCAAATCTTAACCCCCGAAAGGACTTATCATGACTACATACAACTGGACAATCACACAGACCAACTACGAAGTCTCCAACGGCTTCATCACCACAGCACACTGGACCGCTTCTGCTACTGATGGCGAGTACACGGCATCCATCTATTCGACCTGCTCATGGGCTGATGGCACTCCTACGGTTCCATACGCTGATGTGACCATGCAAGAAGTGCTGGACTGGTGCTGGGCATCGGGCGTTGACAAAGCCGCCACTGAAGCTTCTCTGGCCCAAAACATCGAGTTGCAAAAGAACCCTGTGACCGCTACTGGTACGCCTTGGGCCGCTGCGGCATAATTGCCTCCGGGGTTACGGCGCTGCCCCTTATCAGCGACTGCGTGGAGAAACACATGAACGAGCAAAATATTACCCTGTCCTTGAACTTGGTCAACGGCGTACTGCAGTACCTCGGTACACGCCCCTACGGTGAGGTCTTCCAACTGGTGCAAGCCATTCAGGAGCAGGCCATCCCGCAGATCAAAGTTCCTGAAGTCGCTGAGCCAGAAGCCGCTGGCGGCACGGACTAAGATGCGAGACTGGCTGTTGTCGTTTATAGCGGCAGCAGCCATCGTGTCAGGGGTCATCTTGCTCGTCAGGATGGCCCTTTTTGCTTTTAGGTAGTACTTATGTTGGCAGAAATTGCAGCAGCGAACGCGGCGTTTGCAGTGATCAAAAGTGCTCTGGCCAACGGCAAGGAGCTGCACCAGCTCGGCTCACGGGTCTTTGATTACTTCGACAGCAAGGCCAAGATTCAAGAATCTGCCAACAAGAAGGGTGGCAGCTCAGACCTTGAAGAATTCATGGCGCTGGAGCAGTTGCGCAAGCAGGAAGAAGAATTACGGGAGCGCATGGTTTACGCTGGCAGACCGGGTATGTGGAATGACTGGATCAAGTTCCAAGCCCAAGCAGCAAGGCAGCGTAGAGAAGCCAAAGAAGCTGCTGCCCGTGAAGCAGCAAGGCGCAGACAACAGCTTGAGAACTTAGCAGAGTACATCGCCATTGGTGTGGCGGTCATTGTCTTGGCGGGGCTACTTGTCGGTGGCATCGCCCTCTACATGAAGCATTTGCGATGAGCGAAGAAAAGCCAAACGCCAATACAACGCTTGACAAGGTGCTGTCTTATGTAGACTCGCCATTTAAGCTGTTTGCCATCCTTGTAATGGGCATTGTGGCCTTTGCAGGGTACTTTCTCTGGGAGAACCAAGAGTTCATGCGGGATGCCTACAAGGAATCCCAGAAGCTGCCAGAGATCAACACCTCAAGAGCAGATGATGTAGGCTCGATGCTGATGAAGAAAACCGGGGCCACAGTTGTCGCGGTGTTCAAAGTCAACCCTTTGTTCAATAGCCGGGTGCTGTACCGGGCGTATACCAAGGACGGCAGGGACAAGACGATTGAAGATATTGATGTGGGTCTGTTCAGCCAGAACGCATCCAACAATGCGGATGTTGTGCGGCTGATGTCCAACGAGCTTCCTTGCGGGGAATACCGCTACGCTCAAAGTGAGGTGGGCCTGTGGTACTTGGAAAAAGGCGTGGCATACACCTGCCGGGTGAGCATTCCGCCGGACAGCTACAGGTTTGTGGGGCAGGTTACGGTGGGCTGGACAGAGCCCCCACAAGACCTCCAACAAGTAAAATTCATGCTGGAAATTGCCAGCGCAATGCTAACCAAAAGGGGTAACTGATGCTTTCACTCATTTCAACTCTCGGGGGTCTGCTGATCTCCGGCCTGCCCAAGCTGCTGGAGTACTTCCAGAACAAGGCCGATCAGAAACACGAGCTGGCGCTGGCCCAGATGCAGACCGAGCGTGAACTACAACTGGCTGCTGCTGGTTTTGCCGCGCAAGCCAAGATCGAAGAAATCCGCACCGAGCAGGTGGCAATGCAGACCGAAGCGCAAATGACTGAAGCGGCGCTGGAGCATGACGCCAAGGTTCTGGAGAAGGCCTCCGTATGGGTTTCCAACTACGTGGGCACAGTGCGCCCCACAGTGACCTACATCTTCGTGTTTGAGTTGGTCGCCATCAACGTGTTTATGTGCGCCTACCTGTGGAACAACCCCCAACTGATTCAGAGCATGGATGATGTGATCCGCTACTCTGACATCCTGTTTTCCAGCGACGAAATGGCTATGCTTGGGGGAATTTTAGGCTTTTGGTTCGGGTCACGGACTTGGAGCAAGAAGTGAAACTGAGCAAGGCGGGCGAAGACCTGATGCACAAGTACGAGGGCTTTCGCTCTCGGCCATATCTTTGCCCAGCTCACATCTGGACGATTGGCTACGGCCACGTCCTGTACCAAGAACAGATCAGGCTGCCTGTGGTGCGCGTGGAGGGTAAGACCATTCCCATGATTCGCAAAGAGATGCCCCTGAAACCGGAGGACAATCGTGTCTGGACGAAAGCAGAGATCGACCAATTATTCCGTGAGGACGTCGCAACTTTTGAACGTGGTGTTCTACGACTTGTTCCCGGCGTGGTTGGCCGTCAAGGCAGCTTTGACGCTCTGGTCTCTATAAGTTTTAACTTCGGGCTGGGCAACTTGCAACGCAGCACCATCCGCATGAAAGCCAACAGGGGGGATTGGGAAGGCGCAGCCGAGGCGTTCCGTGCTTGGACCAAGGGCGGCGGCAAAGTCCTGCCGGGTTTGGTCAAGCGCCGGGAAGCAGAGATTGCGCTGTTCCTAAGTTAAGTGCGAAAATGTCGCAAAACTAAGGTGACCCATGCCCCTGAAGTCCATAATCTTTCGCCCCGGTGTAAACCGAGAGCAAACCCGCTACGCCGCCGAAGCAATCGGCGCGGTGACTGCAACTACGCAGGTTGCAGGGGGTTGGTACGAATCCGAAAAAGTCCGCTTTCGCTCTGGCATGCCCGAGAAAATTGGGGGATGGCAGCGCATTTCTTCAAGCATATTCCTTGGTGTGTGCCGGTCGCTGTGGAACTGGGTGACACTGGGTGCGTTAAACCTTGTGGGCGTTGGGACAAACTTGAAGTTTTACATTGAGCGTGGTGGTGCGTATTACGACATTACCCCCATTCGGGACACTGTTACCCTCACAAACCCTTTTACCGCCACCAACGGTTCACCAATTATTACCGTCGCAGATGCGGCCCACGGCTGCGTGACCGGGGACTTTGTGACCTACAGCGGAGCTACAGGCTTGGGCGGCAACATAACCGCCGCAGTGCTTAACAAAGAGCATCAAATCACCGTAGTGAACTTAAACGTTTACACGATCACTGTTAATGTCAATGCCAATGCTACCGATGTATCAGGCTCCCCCGGCGGTGGCACGGTAACGGCTGCGTATCAAATTAATGTCGGCCCTGAGTATCAAGTTCCAGTTACAGGCTGGGGTGCTGGCACTTGGGGTTCTGGTCCTTGGGGAACTGGTACAACTTCTATAGCCAGCTTGCGTTTATGGAGTCAGATTAATTTTGGCGAGGATTTAATCTTTGCGCCTCGTGATGGGCAAATTTACTACTGGGACGCCACCACGGGAATTGGAACTCGCGGTGTGTTGTTGTCGTCTTTGGGTGGCGCATCGGATGTTCCGACTGTGCAAAAGTTTATTTTCGTCTCGGACATCAGCCGATTTGTTTTTGCTTTTGGTTGCAATGAACTTGGCAGTGCGGTTCAAAACCCCATGTTGATTCGTTGGTCAGATCAGGAGTCGGCTGCAGATTGGACGCCTTCAGCCACAAGTCAAGCTGGCGGCATTCAGTTGTCTGACGGGTCTGAGTTGGTAACTTGCTTGCAAACTCGACAGGAAATTGTAGTTTGGACCGATTCTGCCCTGTATTCAATCCAATACGTGGGCGTGCCTGCTGTGTGGAGCACCCAGCTTCTGGCAAGTAACATTTCCATATACGGCCCAAACGCCAAAGCAGTGGCCTCCGGTGTGATTTACTGGATGGGCGTGGACAAGTTCTACAAGTACGACGGTCGCACTCAGACCCTGCGCTGCGATCTGCGCCAGTACATCTTCAGCGACATCAATCAGCTACAGAATGAGCAAGTGTTTGCCAGCACCAATGAAGGCTTTAATGAGGTCTGGTGGTTCTACTGCTCCGCTGGTAGCAACGTGGTGAATAAGTACGTGGTGTACAACTACGCAGAGGACATCTGGTACTACGGCACGATGGGCCGCACAGCATGGCTGGACTCTGGCTTGCGCGACTACCCGCTGGCTGCAACGTACACGCGCAACTTGGTTAACCACGAGCAAGGTGTGGATGACAATGAAACGGGAACTGCTCTGCCTATTGCGGCATCAATTGGCTCGTCTGAGTTTGATATTGATGACGGCCACAACTTTGGCTTTATTTGGCGCGTACTGCCTGACATAACCTTCCGCAATTCCACTGGCGAACTGACTCCTCAATGCACCATGACGTTGATCCCAATGAGGAATTCTGGTTCTGGATTTACAACCCCAGCCTCCACAAACAACACCAGTTCCGCACAGATTCAGCGCATTGCCACGGCTCCGATTGAAGAGTTTACGGGGCAGGTGTACATTCGGGTGCGAGGCAGGCAGCTTATTTTTAAGGTGGATTCAAATCGACTTGGTACGACGTGGCAGCTTGGCGTGCCTCGGATTGACCTCAAAAAAGATGGCATGAGGTAATCAATGACTTTAATTGTTACCTCCGATTTTGAGCTGCAGAAGATAGCTCCGCCGTCTTTGCCTCTGGCTACCAATGAATACTCTCAGGCGTACCAAGACCAACTTAACAACGTCTTGCGGTTGTACTTCAACCGCTTGCAAAGCATATTGGGGCAACTCGTGGCATCAGATACATCCGTTCCAATTTCATTCCCGCCAACCGCTCTGGATGCTTTTGGTCGCCAACGTGTAAGCCAGCCTTACACCTTGTTTGACAGCCAGCAACGCTACGCTGCCGACAACCAGTTCGATACCAGCACAGCCAACGGAGGATCAACCACATTCTTGACCAACGAGTCCTCGGTGCAGATGTCGGTAGCGGCCACCACCAACTCGCAGGCTGTGCGCCAGTCCTTCCGCTCCATGTCGTACCAACCGGGCAAGGGATTGTTGGTGCTTGCAACCTTTGCAATGAACACGCCCACGGCTAACATCCGCCAGCGGGTGGGTTACTTCAACACGCAGAACGGGGTGTTCTTTCAGGCCAACGGCACAACGCTGTCAATGGTGCTGCGTTCCAACTCGCTGCCCACACCCGGCACTCCCAGCGACGTTCGGACCATAAACCAAGCCGATTGGAACGGCGACAAGCTGAACGGCACAGGGCCATCAGGGTTAACCCTTGATCCAAGCAAGACGCAGATTTTTTGGTGCGATTTTGAATGGCTGGGCGTCGGCTCGGTGCGTACAGGCTTTGTGATTAACGGCCAGTACATCATCTGCCACACCTTCAACAACGCCAACGACATCAGCTCGGTCTACATGACCACTGCCATCTTGCCGGTGCGTTATGAGATCACAAACCTGTCCAACCTCGTCACGGCCAGCATGAAACAGATTTGCTCGACCGTGATGTCTGAGGGTGGCTACGAGCAGTACTCCCCAAGCCATTTGGCGCGGCGCACCACCAAGCTGACCAACATTCAACTGACGTTTAAACCCATCGTGTCGATCCGTTTGGCGTCTACAGCGCTGGGCGCAGTGGTGGTTCCGGGTAGGATGCAGGTGCTGCCAATCACAAGCCAGAGCTACGAGGTGGCGCTGTTCTTTAACTCGACCCTGACGGGCGCATCTTGGGCTGCTGTGGATACGGATGCCAACGTGGAGTTTGACACCTCTGCCACGGCCATGACAGGCGGCACGCTGGTTCAAACGGACTACGTGACAGCAAGCGGCTCGGGCGGCCAACAGCCGCTGGTTGACCCCTCCGGGTACAACTGGGCTCTTCAGTTAGGCGTTTCCTTGGCTGGAGCCAGCGATGTGTTGACGCTTGCCATCCGCACAGTGGATTCCGCAACCCCTGCGGGCGACTGCTACGGCACAATCGCCTTCTGGGACTTGACGCAATAAGGATACGACATGACGCTTAAAGAAATTCTTGCGATTGACGCACTAACCCCGACATTTGGCGCTACCGTGGTTGGTGGCGGAGCAGTGGCCGTACCCGTATATTCAGATGGCACTAACTGGAAAGTTGGCTAAGCCAATAAGGAAAATATATGTCCACCTCTGAAACTTTTAAGAACATATTTGGTCGAGACCCAACAAGCCAAGAGTTAAACGAACTGCGCGGCAGATACGGGGATTCGATTGAGCCGGGTGAGTTTCAGCAATTTGTTCTGGACAAGCGCGATGTAAACGTTGGCTGGGGCGTTCCCAAAACTAAGCCTGTTACGCCTGTGTATGGCACCCGGACGGCGTATGACCCTGAATACGGGCCGTATCAGGAAAGATATGTAACTGGATACACAGACGAGAGCGGAAATGCAGTAGACCAAAGCTCACTTATAGCGATAGACGATTCGGGATGGGAAGAGGCACCCGGCTCTCGTTATAGATACGAAATGCCAATTGACCAACCATCGTACTCCAGCCTTAACGGAGTTGTTGGCAAACTGACCAGCCAGATTTTAAGCCAAGGTACAACGGGCAGGTGGGGCGGCGAAGGTTATGGTTCCGCTCAAAAGAGTGCAGCAGACATGGCCCTGCTGCTTACTGCTGCTGGCCTTACCGACATCAATCAGTTTGGTATGGTTCCAGATTACAGACCTGTTCAAGAAATTGGCAGAGCATATAACGGCCAAGAAGTTTTTCAAGTTAGTGACGAGTACAGCGTTTATCCTGCTATTAGGCAGCCTGATGGTGGGACGGATGAAAACGGCTACCCCACCTTTAGATATATTCCAGTTCCAAGCGGTGCCAAGACTGAGCCTTTGTACGGTTTAACTGGAGCTGGTGACCCCACGCCGGTAGATCAGTCGAAAGTCAAAAACGTAAACGGCCAGATGGTAGCGGAAGTTGGGACAACCTACGGCAACAAGGCTACCGGTCAGGCCATCAACCCTTACTACGATAAGGCGTCTGGCAACACTTGGAGTGGCACTTTTGCGGGAGAAGGGTCAACCGCCTACAAGGTTCAATTCCAGCCTGACGGCACGCCGATCTTCTACAGCCAGTACGGCGGGTCAAGCAATGACTTAGCCAATATCCTTGGCGACAACAAAATATTGAACATCGCTGCAAACGTAGCTGCTGCAACATTTGGCGGGCCTGCTGGGGTTGCTGCGTTGCAGTTGGCCCAAGGTCGCGATGCTGACGACGCGCTCAAAGCTGCTGCACTTACATACATTGGCAATGAGGTCTCTTCTGCGGTCACTGGCTCCAAGGAGATTGTGGATGCACTCGGCAAGACTGGTGCGCAAGTTGCAGGCAACACCGCTGCAGCCATTGCGACAGGGCAGGACCCTGAGAAAGCCCTGCTGGCCTCTTTGATTCAAGCTGCGCCCATTGAGCTTGGAAAGCAGTTCCCTGACTTTGCAAAACTGCCACGCGCAGCTCAAGAAGCAGCAGTTGCGGCCACAGTTGATTTGATGAAGACCGGAGGCGACAACCTTGAGCAGGCTGCTATTCTTGGGATGTCCAGAGGTGCAACCGATTACGCCCTTGGTCAGATTGATGAGTTCAAGGACCTGCGCCCAGCGCAGCAGGAGATTGTTCGCACCCGAGTCAGCAATGTGCTTGGCGGCGAGAGCCTGAGCACGCAGGCTCTTCAGGGTGCAATCAGCCTTGGGCGAGAGGCGGCCAAGAACGAAACCAAGACAGGCGGCGTAACCAATCGCGTTGTGGACGAAGCCATCCCGCAAGGAGGGGTTGAGCAGAAACTTGCTGATGCAGGACTGACTCAGGATCTGACTCCCGAGGAACGAGATCAACTGCTTGCAGATTTGGGGATTGCGGCCCCACCAACTCCGGGTCCGGGGACGCAATATGCGCAGGCCCTTCCAGTTCCCATCTCGGACGCCGGGGGTGGTGCTGCTGCGGTACAGCGGCTTGGCTCAGGGTTTGCGGCCAACGATCCAAGGTTTGTCGCAATTGCTAACAAAGCGCCGAGTTTGCGTGCTGCGTTTGATGAGTACACAAACACATATGGCTTTGGGTCTGGCGGCGATGCGTCGTATCTAAATGAGCTGCAAACCGCTATGCAAGACCCTGCCGCCAGTGCAGAAGACAAGGCATTGTTTGAGTCCGAAATTAACAAGCTTTTGGCAAAAAACCCCACGTTGGCGCCCTACGCCGCTCAGGAGCCGCTTGCCCTTGACCCTTCCGTAATTGACTTTGGGGAGGTAACAGTTTCGGGTAAGAAGATGACGCCCGAAGAGAAGGCGGCGTTTGACAATCTGAGCCCAAAGGAAACAACTCCAGAAGTTCCGCTATTTCCTGATTTCATTTCGGAAAAGCTGCTGGAGCAAAACAATAAGCAGAGCGATCTGGATTTTTTAAAGAGCATCGTAAACCCGCCGGTCACTCCCCCAGTCACGCCACCCGTTACGCCGCCGGTTACACCTCCGGTCACACCACCCGTGACTCCGCCGGTCACACCAACCACAGCCAATGTCACACCTCAAGAGGTGGAGAAGATCGTCAGTGATGCACTGAAAGCCAACCCCGGCTTGACTGCGGATAATGTTCAAAAGATTGTGCTGGATGCCATTGCAACAGTGCCGAACCTCACCGCAGATCAGGTAAAGAACATTGTTGGAGCAGAGGTAGCCAAGATTCCTGTTGGCGCAAGTCCGCAAGATGTTCAAAATGCTGTGATTGCCAGTGCCGCAACCCAAAACGCAGCAACTGCGCAGGCGATTGCTGACGCCAAAATAGAGCTTGCAAAAGAGATTCAAGCCGCCAAAGATATTGGCCTCCAAGGCGATGCCGCCCTGCAAGCTGGTCTTAATAGCCTGTCCACAAAGATGGGCATCAACCAAACAGACCTACTTAATAAACTAAACGCCACCGAGGGAACGCTGCGCAGCGAATTCTCAACAGGTATTGGCAATGTGGCTGGTCAGGTCGGAGACTTGAGTGGTCAGGTTGGTAATTTGAGTGGTCAAGTTGCAGGTTTTGAGGGGCAGCTTACAGCGCAGGGCAAGAGTTTTGCAGATCAACTCGTGCGCCAAGGCATGGATTACACAACGGCCTTGCGAACCGCAATTGATGCTCAGTCTGCTTTGTTTGGAACCCAAATTGGCGGAGTGCAAGCAGAGATTGCCGCCAATGAAGCTCGACGCATAGCCGACCAACAAGCCGCCGCATCCGCTGCTGAGGCTCAACGTCAGGCCGACCAAAGAGTAGCCGCAGAACGTGATCGCCAAGCAAACATTCGCGACGTTAGAAGTCGTGCGCAGACGAGAACGCAAGACGTGATGCAGCAGCTTGAGTCCATGCAAAGGGCGGGTTTGGCTCCGCAACCTGTGCCGCTGGTCGAATCCAGCGCTGGTTTTGATTTGTCGGACCCACTTAACACTGGGTTCTTCAGTGGATTCCAGAACAAAAAAGCGCAGCAAAATCAGCAGCCAACGACTAAAATCGCCGCAGGTGGGTACATTGACGACCTACTGGCGGGGGACATGACGGCAGATGACCTGCTGAACCTCTTACGCTAAAGGAACCGAGATGGACGACTACGACTACTACGACTTTGGGTACGGCGACGAATACATCTACCAACCGGGCGATGAGGATTACAGCTATACACCCACTTACGATTCGGACTTTGAAAGCCCGTATGACAACTTTGATTACGGCGGATCTCCCGGTGCGGTAGACGCTGGCTCGGGTAACAAAGTCATCCAATACGATGACGGCTCCTCCATAACCATTGGCCCCGATGGCGCTCCAATTGCAACCACCGATAGCCCTGATGCGGTTGGAAACTCCGCTGCATTTAATAGAGCGCTTGCTTGGACATCAAAAAATCTTGGACCAAACGGAGTCAGGGCTCTTCAGGCTGCAATGAAAAGCCCCGGTGCAACTTTAGGTACTGCGCTTGCCGGTATCAAAATGATGACCGGCGGAAACGCTGTTCAAACTGGCGGCTACAGCAAGCCAATCCCAAAGTTTGAGGCGGTGCGCGAGCAGGTTCAGTACAACGACCCAAACCGCGTTCCCGGTTCCGCTGGTCGCCAGTATTTCACTGACACTCGGTACGTTCCACAGGGCAATGCAGAGGCTCTGGCTGCTGCCAAAGTCGCATCTGCAGAGCAAGCTGCCGGCCTGCAAGCTGCTGCACGAGCCACACCAGCACCAGCACCCAACCCCTACGCTGGCAAGATGAACTTGGCCTACGCACAACAGCGTCCAGCACCAACTTCCGGTGAGGGTCTCCCACAAATCCCAACTCAACTTAACGCACAAGGCGGTATTGGTATGGCTGAAGGCGGCATAGCAGATGCGGGTCGTTACCTGCAAGGAGAGACAGATGGAATGGCTGACAAAATTCCAAGTAGCATTGATGGCGAGCAACCTGCTGCGCTCAGTCACGGAGAGTTTGTCATTCCGGCTGACGTGGTTTCTCATCTGGGCAACGGTAACTCTGATGCTGGCGCTCAAAAGCTATATGAGATGATGGATCGAATCCGTCAGGCTCGCACAGGAACAAAAGAGCAGGGCAAGGAAATCAACCCTGACGAGTTCACCATGGGTGGACTGGCTGCTGCTTACGCTGGCGGCGGATCAGTGCAGAAGTTCAACACTGGAAACCTTGTAACGGCATCGGCTCCAGCCACGCCTGCAGCTCCAACTCCTTCTGCGAGTGGAGTTGTTCCATACGGAAGCTCGGCCTCTTCGCAGTTGTCCCCTTGGGCTGGAGACTACGTCACCAACTACCTTGGTCAAGGCGCCGCCGCTGCTGCTGCACCATACCAAGCGTACACGGGCCCACTGACTGCTGGAGCATCAGACCTTCAGCAGCAGGCCTTTGCTGGATCGAGTGAGATGGCTGCGGCTGGATACACGCCGGGTCAGTTCACCGGTTCGTTCTCTCCGCAAATGGCCCAGCAGTACATGAACCCGTACATTCAGGCTGCACTCGATCCTCAGTTGAAAGAGCTCAAGCGCCAATCTGACATCGCTCGTCTGGATGATGCTGCACGTCTAACCAAAGCTGGCGCGTTTGGCGGTAGCCGTCAGGCCATCATGGAATCCGAGGGCCGTCGCAACCTGCTGGACAAACAAGCTGGATTGCTGGGAACCGGTTACAAGACTGCCTACGATGTGGGTCAGCAGCAGTTTGCCAAAGACCGTGGCGAAGAAGAAGCGTCGCGTCAGTTTGGTGCAAACTTCGGCCTCAGGAGTCTTGATCAACTGTCCGGTCTTGGCGCAACTCAGCGCGGCATTACATCCGAAGGATTGGCTGCTGACAAGGCGCAGTTTGAAGAGCAGCGTGACTTTATGTACAAGATGCCGCAGTACCAGAAAGACCTGCTGCAGGGTCTTCCAATCACAACGACTGCGACTACCAGCAACACTACCGAGTTGGGAAGAATTGCATCCGGTCTGGCCGACCTGCAAGACTTGTACAAGAAGCTGTCAAATCTTGGCGTAACACCCGCAGCACCTAAGCCGTAAGGAAAAAATATGAACCTCGTACAGATTAACGAACGCCTGAAAGACCTGCCTATGCAGGTGGTGCAGCAGTACGCTAACGGTATGAACCCCGAGGTGCCTCCTTACTTGGCACTGGGTGAACTGCAACGCCGTGAACTGTCGCAAAAGCAAATGGCTACTGCGCAGGGTGCGGCACAAGGCCCACAGCCAAGCGTCAAAGAGCAGGTCGAGCAGAAGGCTGGACTGATGGCTCTTCAGCAGATGCAGCAGCAACAGATGGCTCAGCAGATGGCCCAGCCTCGCGGCCCCATGTCTGTGCCTGCTGGCGTTCCTCAGCCCGAGCCACAGCCAGAGGCCATGATGGCTAGTGGCGGCTTGGCTTCCATCCCGGTGCGTTCGGACATGTTTGAGTACGCCGGTGGTGGCATTGTTGCTTTTCAATCTGGCGGTGACGTTGATGCCGCTCGGCAGGGCGCAAAGGCGGCTCGCGATAAATTAATGTCCTACGGTTTGGCTCAGCGCAAAAACGATCCCGAAGGTTTTGAAGAAGCAAAGAAGGCGGTTGAGGTTGCAGCCAGCAGACTAAGAGAGGCGGAGGCTGGCTACGCAAAAGAAATGAGCGCATCCGGCATGGATCGACCGGTTCAGGTTAGCGGGATGCCGCAAAGAACCCTTCAAACCACTGCTCCGATAGAGCAGGCGTCTTTGCGGAAGATGGATGCTCAGATGGCGCCCGCCGGGTTGCCCGGTGCCTCGCGCTCTGCCGCGCCTCCAGCGCCACGTCCACCGATGCCCCGGCCTCCTGCTGCTGCACCTGCCGCGCCACAAACCGGACTGCCCGGTGCCGCTGCTGCCATGACTCCACAAGACGAAGTGGCAAAGCTGGCATTGGAGTCTGTTCGCGAGAAAGCCAAAGCCTTGACTCCAGAAGAGGCTATGGCGCAAGAGGGTAAGTTTGCATCTCAGTACGGCTTGGACAAGAAGTTTGGCGAAGAAGAGCGTGGCTTGCTGGCCTTGATGAGGCAGCGTCAGGCAGAGCAGGCTAAGGGACGTCCTATGGCTGAGCTTGGCGCCACTCTGCGCGGCTTTGGTCAGGGCTACGGCGGTGCCAGCGCTGCAGGCGAGCGTGCATCCCGCGAGACCTACGACATGGACATGGCAAACCAGCGTGAGATGCTCAACGCCATCAACGCCATCAACAAGGAAAACCTTGCTACAGGTAAGGCGCGTTACGCATCAAGCGGCAGTCTGTTTGGTGAAAGCCAAAAGAGTGCAGCAACAGCCAACCAGCAACGCACTCAGACCTTGGGTCAAATGCGCGGCCAAGACATCACCGCTGACACGGCTGAAAAAGGCCGCTTGACACAAATGCAGATTGCTAAGTTGCAGGCCGCAACCGCCAATCGCCCAAGTGAAGCCGAGCGCATCGAAACCAATTACAGAAGCATGGTTGCCAAGGGTCAGGTAGCCGAGGCCGATGCTTATCTGGAGCGTATCGCCAAAATTAAGGGCGGTGCTGGCACCGCTGGAGTCGGAGCTGATAACGCTCAGACAAGAAAGCTGCGTGACGCGGTAAAAGACATTGACTCCCGACTTGAGTTCATGGACCCCAAGGCTCCTGAGTTTAAAACCTTGCAGGCTCAGCGCGACAGATTGTCAAAACTGATTATTGATCGGGCTATTGGAGAGGCTGGCGCTACTGCCGCTGGTGGGCCTAAAATCGGAGAAGTGCAGCAAGGCTTCCGATTCAAAGGCGGCAATCCTGCTGATCAATCCAATTGGGAAAAGGTGAAATGACATGAGCGGACCATGGGAAAAATATCAAACTGGACCATGGACCAAATACGCAGAGTCTGCCACCCAAGAAATTGCTGCGCCAGAACGTAAGTCCACCATCGGAAGTGAACTTGTCCGTGGTGGCAAGCAGTTGGTCTCCTCTATCCGCACTGGCGCTGGCGCTCTGACTGGTTCTCCCGAAGAAGCTGCTCTTGCTGGCGTTGCTCGCAGTCGTGCGATTGGCGAGGAAGCTGGCGAAGGCGCATCTTTTGAGGCTGTGAAGAAGGCTTACCAAGAGCGAGGCCTGCTGTCTGCCGCTGGCGAAGTGGCTGGTCAGATTCCCCGCGCTTTGGCGGGTCAGGTTCCGCAGTTGGCTGCAATGGCTGGAACTGCAAAGCTGGGCGCTATGGCTGGCGCTCCGCTTGGTCCTGTGGGCGCTATTGGTGGCGGCATTCTGGGGGCGGGCGCATCCCTGCTGCCTCAGTTCTTTGGCTCCAATATTGAGCGTCAGGCTGCCGAGCAGTTGGCAAGAGACGAGCAGGTCAAGATTGACCGTGGTGCCGCTGGCGCTGCGGCTGCCGGTCAGGCTGCGATTGAGGGTGCTGGTACGGCGTTTGTGTTGGGCAAGCGAATTGTCAAGGGCGTACTTGGTGTGGCAGATGACGCGGCCCTTGCAAGCGCCAAGGCTCAGCAGGCCATGACTAAAGCTGCCGAGCGCTCACTTGCTGCTGCGGCTGGTCGTGGCATTGCCAAAGGCGCTGCTGTTGAGATTCCTGTGGAGATTGCACAGAGCGTGCTCGAGCGTGCTCAGGCTGGCTTGGATGTCACATCCCCAGAGGCGTTGTCTGAGTACGGCGAAGTGGCATATCAGGCTGGTCTGGTTGGCGGCGCTATCGGCGCTGGCGCTGGCCCGGTGGATACGGCCATGGCACGTCAGGGCGTCAAGGCTCGCACTGCTTTTGAAGAGGCTGAAGCGAAGCGTTTGGCTGATGCCGAGCGTGCTCGACTTGAAGCTGAAGCTGCTGAGAGAGCCAAGATTCCTCCGTTGGCGCTTGGCGGTGAGGGCGCATTCACCCCTGTGGTTTTGCCTGATGGCTCGGTCGCCATGACCCGCGAGGAGCTGGCGCAGTACGAAGAGCAGCAGTTCCAGAAGAAGTACGCAGCGCAAGCGGCTGACAAGAAACCAACACTGGCGCTTGGTGTTGGAGAGCCGTTCAAGCCTGTTGTGTTTCCTGATGGTTCGGTGGCAACCACACCTGAAGAGGTTGCCGCGTACGAGAAGCAGCAGTTTGAAGGCAAGTACAAGCCTCAACCCGTTCCACCTAAGCCCGTGTTTCAAGAGGAGCCTGTTGGCAAATCCATTACCGGAACCAAGCCGCGCCTTGAGGCAAGACCTGCTGGCGGCGAGTTGGCCGGCATTATCTCTGGTCGCAGGGAGGCTGAAGAGGCGAAGGCTGAGATTCCTTTGGCTGATGATTATGCTTTCCTCCAGCGCGAGAAGCAGCGCCTATTGCAAGAGCCAAGCACCCCACAGATCAAGCAATTGATCCAACGGATTGATGCTCGCATGGGTGAAGTTCTTACTCAGGACATTGAGCGCCAACGCGCAGAGGCTGAGGCTAAAAAGAGGCGCGAGCGGGCCGATGCAGAAGCCGCGAAGACCAGCGTGTTTGGGCGGGATGAATTGCCCCCAGTTGAGCGCCGTGAAGATGTTGTTGGTCAAGAGGCTTTGGCCAATCTGCAGGCAAAAGAAACTCCTGCTGAGATGACAGACTTTGAGTTGGCTCGCGCCAAGACTGTTCCACGCAAGCAGCCAAGACCAACCACCGAAGAAGATACGATTGCTGCTGAGCAAGAGAAGGAACTCAGAACCCTTCAAGCGGAGCGCAACAAGATCAAAGGCGGAGGAAATCTGTACCGCGCTCTTGAAGGTCAGCTCAACGCTTCTGAGGTCAATGACATTTCTCCTGACATAAAGAAGCTCTACGGCAAGGGGTTCAAGCCTCTTGTCCGTCCCGGCGGTCAGGGCACAGACATATCCGAGCTTGTTGATGATGGCCTGCTCAACAACTTCTTGCCTGATGCAATGAAGAAGGGTGCTGAGAATTACGACGTGCAAGAGTCAGCCGAGTACATCAAGAACAAGTTGCGCACCAAGGATACAAGGGCTGAGGTATCCACCAAAAGAACTCGCGAGCTAGATGAAAAGATTTCGTATCTGAGTAACGTGGTGGGTGAGCGTGAGAGGGTTGCTAAAACCCTTGCTGAGATCGAACCCGGCGAAGCTGCGACTATCGAGCGTGCTGTTGGCGATCAGGCTGTGGTCGAGACCACCGATCAAATCCGTTACAAGCGGGCCACTGGCAAGGTTGGCATCGGCAAGCAGGCTGTGCAGGACACCGTTGACGCAGTGAAGTCGCGCTGGGCCAATGCGCCCGAGGTGGTGGTTGCCGAGAACATGGATGATCCAGCCATCCCGCAAGAGGTGCGTGACCACAACAAGGAAGCCATCGCCAAGGGCGCAAAGGGCAGTCCGCAGGGCTTCTACTACAAGGGCAAGGCATACGTCATCGCTGACTCCATTGGATCAACCAATGATGCTGTCGAGGCCTTGATGCACGAGGCTCTGGGTCACTTCGGCCTGCGTGGTGTGTTCGGCTCCAAGATGGAGGCTGTGCTGCGCGATGTGGTCAAGAATCGCCGCGCCGAGGTGGAGGCAAAAGCTAAGCAGTATGGCCTTGATCCAAAGAGCGACAAGGACATGCTTGAGGCTGCGGAAGAAGTGCTGGCTGTTATGGCTCAGACCAAACCCGGCCTGCCGTTCGTTAAGCGTGCCATCGCCATCATCCGCAACTTCCTGCGTGACCTCGGCTTTGACATCAAGATGTCCGATGCCGACATCATCCAGAAGTACATCCTGCCTGCTCGCGCTTTTGTGGAGAGTGGCAAGGGTCGAACTGTTGAGGGTGGTGTTTCTGCTATGCGTGGGCAGCCCGCCCCAAGCTGGGTGCCGGAAAAAATCTGGAGACTGCATGAGCTTATGCAGCGTGCCGACGACGAGGCTGAGGGTCGCGTTCCCTTGCGAGAAAGTGAGCAAGGTAAAGTGCCAACTTCTGGTGCCCTCAAGCGAAACCAAACAATGACTTTCCGACGCTTAAATGCTGCGGTTGATGAGTATGTTGGCGGCGATTATCAGAAGTCGATGGACTTGATGACTCGCATGAATGAAGAGTCAAACCGTCGGGCAGATGAGGTTGAGAGCAGGCCTGCCGCTATGCGTGGCGAGGCTCCAAAGACTGGCCGAGCCACCGAGGCATTTGACCGCTGGTTTGGCAACAGCAAGGTGGTGGATGAGAGTGGAAATCCTCTGGTGGTTTCTCACATCACCAAGGTCAAGG